CTAATCCAGCGTGGGCGCAACATTCCCTACCCCTTTGATCACCTTGATGCCCCATTCCGGCAGTGGCTCGTGGTAGCCGAACAGGCCGCAGGCGTACATGTCCTCGTGCTCGTTCAGACTGTAGAGCCGCGCCGCCTCGGCAAACTCCAGCATCTCGCACAGTTGGTCGGCGTCCACTTCCCCGCGCCGGTGGGCGGCCATGGCCATCTCGCTGAGGACGGCGGCCCGGCCATCTGGGTCGGTGGCGAGGGCACATTGGTCATTCAGCTCATCGAGCCAAGCGCGCGGTATCCCGGCCATCATTCCGCCCTGCACCACCACGACTGCGCGTACATCACGCCGTCGATCTCCTCGATGCCATTGATGTTCATGCCGAGCTGGGCCATGCCGTTGACCCTGGCGTCATGCAGCCGGGGTATAACGTCCGGCCCTGGGGTCGGGTTGAACACCCAGGCCTGGGTCGCGACTCGGCCCAGCGGCTCACTGTGATGGCCGCCGATGTGGATGTCTGCCCGGATCGGAGTGATCTTCCCGAGCTGACTGGTGGGGATGGCCACGCCATTCACGCGGCGGCGGACGAGGAGGAAATACATAGGTCACCGACACTGTACAAAAACACAGTATCGTATAGGCGGATCCCGGTGCGGGGAATTGCCGATCAGCGGGTCAGTGCAGTGGTGGCATATGCTTTCCACGAGCCTTGGCTATGACCCGGAACTGGTAGTCGGAGACCGCCTGGAACAGAGATTCGGCAAGCAGGCGGAGTCGCTCAACCTCTTCTGGGGGTGCGCCACAATCCTGGGCCTCGTGGAAGGAGCGGAATGCATCCACAGCCTGCTGGATCAGCGGCTCCCCGGCCTCGACCATCCCGATAAACGTCCGTTTGTCCACGGCCCTACCCCGATGACTTGATCAACGCATTATAGGATGCCTCGCAAGCCAGGCCAGCTATTCGGGCGCGGTCATAAGCTTGCGCCAGCTCTCGATTCGTTGCGACAGACCGGTCGAGCAAGTCGGATAGCACCATGGCGGCGCGGGTGGCTGCCTGGCCTCTGGCGACAGCGGCGGAATCCTTGCCGGGGCTACTGACGGCGGCGACGAGTTCGGTGGCGTCACTGCGCAGCCGCTGGCCAGCAGCATCGGCGTCAGCAGCGCCAGTATCAGCAATCGTTTGTTCTTCTTGGGCATGGGCTCTCGCCTCCTCCTGCGCCGTGGCGCGTCGTTGTTCTTCTTGGCGTGCATCTCGCTCGCCGATTACTTCAGCCAGACGATCACCGCTGTCTCGCTGGGCAGATGCTTGGCCAGCAACGGCCCGCTCTACCGACCGGCCGTGCTGGTAGGTAACCCAATGGGATACAAGACCCAACAAGAGAATCAGCAGCGCCAGGCGCGGATTAAGGTCGGTCATACGCCCAGCACCTTGCGCGCCTGCCCCCACAGCACCAGGCGCTCGGCTTGGCCGTTCAGGCCGCCATTGATCCGGCGTGTGATGGTCTCAAAGTCGCCTCGATCCGCCAGCGTGTTCAGGCCCTTCTGCTGCCAGAACCAAGCGGCCGAGGCGGCCGCATGCTGCGGCAGCTCCAGCAGCTCGGGGTGTTTGACCAGGTCGAGGCCCAGCGCCTCGCCACAGCGCCGGTAATTGTCCAGGCCGGTGATCTGGATAAGACCCCGGCCGCGATACTTCTGCCCGTCGCCGTCGGCCGCCGGCGTGTTGCCCAGGCGCGCAGCGAGCTTGCCGGTGTCGTACTTGACCAGGTACTTGTCGTTGCCCAGCTCGCGCACATAACGCAGCTGGCCGGACTCATGGCCGATCTGCGCGATAAACGCCGCCTGCCGCGCCGGGGTGACGATGCCGAACTTACCCATGGCGGCATTGAGGACGGGTACAAAAACGCCGGCTTTAGGGCCGGCGTTCGGGAGGATCTGCTGCAGTTGTTGAATGGTTAGTGCCATTGTTTGCTCCAGTGATAGCCGCGCGCGGCCGTGGGGTTACAGCTGCTCAACCCTGAGCGGCTTGTCTTCTTTCTTTTTCTTGCCCGAGGCCTTGGCCTTGCCCTTTTTGCCGCCGTTGCACTCCACCGTCGTCGTCCACCCGGATTGGGTAAACACCTGCTCGACGGAGTCCACCAGGTACTCGCCATCAAGGCCGACCTTGAAGCCCTGCGCGTTGATCGAGCATTCGGCAAACAGGTCAGTACGCCCGGTCATTTCCAAGCGCACGGCGGCGGTGCTGCGGTTGAACGCGGCCAGCCGCGCCTTGGCGGCCTGCTCGGCGGCGGTCTTGTTGGGGTAGATATGGCGGTCGGTGTGGACCGAGGGCAGACCATCGGGCGACTCGCCGTTGTCCAGCTGCACCACCTTCAAGGCGCCGGTTTTCTGGTCCTGATGCTGGGTCTTCACAGCCTTTTGCGTGCTGCGATCCCCGAGGCGGAACTGGTACCGGGCAACGTCCGTCTTGTTGATGGTGACGACCAGCAGCGACTTGCCGGTTGTGGCCTTGCCGCCCTGCCGTGGCATGACCAGCAGCTTGCCCTCGGCTACCTTGGCGGTGCTGTCGTACTGCCGAGCCAGGCGCGTAACAAAGTTAAAGTCCGACTCGTTGCGCTGGTCGACGCGCTCGACCTTGGTTGTCACCGGGCACACCGGCTCCCAGCCGTTGCGCTTGGCCACCTCGGTGACGATCTGCGACAGCGGCACGTTTTCCCAGCTACCGCTGCGAACGGTCTTACCGCTGCCGCGCATGTCGCTGGCCTTGCCGCGTATGGTCAGTTCGTCCGGCGGGCCAGATACCTGCACCTCGTCCACCGTAAAGGCGCCCATGCGCGTGATCGGCTGGCCCTCATAGCCCAGGAACACCTCCACCCGGCCCCCGCGCGCCGGCAGTGCAACCGCTTGGGCACGGTCGTCAATGCGCAGCTCGAACTCGTCCGACTCCATGCCGGGCTTGTCCGATATGCGCAGCAGCAACAGGCGGTCATTGATCAAGGCGGTAATGTCCTTGCCATCCGCGACGATTTGAAACGTGGGTTTCATGCTTGCTCCAGAAACAAGAAACCCCGCACAGGGCGGGGCTTCGTTACGCGTAACGCGGGTTAGCCGAACAGCTGCAGCAGCTCGACCGCCGGCGCCGACAGATCGGGCAAACGGATCAGCAGGCCGGCGCGGTACGGCTGCGCCTCCCTGGCCAGATCCGCGTTGGCCTCTAGCACCGCCTCGACGGTGCCGTTGAGGTGCCCGTAATGGTGCTGGCAGATCACATCCAGCAGATCCCCGTCAGACGTTCTGCAGGTCGTTGCCATAGCTCACAAACTCCAGGGTGAAGCCTTGTTTTCGGGGGATGCCGCCTGCCAGCAGGTGGCTTTGCTCTTCCTCGACACTGACCAGGCACCAGTTACCCAGGACCTCGCCATATCCCGTGACCAGGTTAAGCGGCTGCAGGTTGCGGCCAATGCTGCGCAGCACATTCAGCTGCTTAATGCCGCCCTTGTGGTGGGGGAAAATCTCGCCCTTGAGCGTGATTTTTTCCTCACCCAAGCCCACCGCCTGCTGCGCCACACTGCGGCGCAGGCGCTCCTGGCCAGCCCAGCGGTACGTCGCCTGCCGCCGCAGCTCGTCAAACGCGGCTGTATCAAGGTTGAAGTAATACGGCTGCAGCTTCGGGTCATGCGGCAGGATGATCAGCAGGTGCGGGAACGGCGCGACCGCCTCGGGCAGCGGCGTGGCCGAGCCCAGCAGCCCGCCGGTGGGCAGGATGTTGGACAGCGAAGGGCTGACCATTCCCGCCACCCGGCTGGCCTCGGCCGTGACCTTGGACGCCATCCGCTTGAACGTGCCGAGCCGTTCCTGCACCTGGGCGGCGCCAGACACGACACGACCATAGGTTTCGGCCACCTGCCCCACGCGGGACTGCGCCACGCTGATACTGCGCACCACGCGCCCCAGCTTGGCGCCGACCTCGGGCGGCACGAACGGGATGTTTTCCAGCTCCGAGGCGGCGCCGGTGATGCTGCCAATGGCGCCATTCAAGGGCACAAACATGCCGTCCAGATCCTTTCGGCCAGCCTCCCCGGCTGAAACCAATCCCGACAGGGACGATTCCAGCAGTTCCATGTATGGCATAGGCCCTCCTTAGATGTGTGGTTGATCGAACAACTGAGCCGAGGACATACGCGCGGAAACCTCACGTTGGAAAGCCTCCCAAAGCCGGCGCAATGAGGGCTCCAGCTCGCGCACCACCTGCTCGGGGTCTTTCACATCCCCATGCACGTCGAGCTTGATAGACGGCGCGAAGGTAAACGACTGCTCCACCTTCGGCGCCGGTGCCTTGGCCGGCGTTGGTGCCTTGGCCGGTTTGGCCTCGGGCATCCGAGGCGCCGGCGGCGTTGCCTTGGCCATTTCCCGCACCACCTCCCCGAGGGAAGGCGGCGCAGTCGGTACCGGCGCTGCAGGCCTGGCATCAGGCGATGCTCGCTCGGCGACCGGCAGACGCTCCCGGTTGTCGACCACCACAGGCACCACCAGCGGCACAGGGGCCGCCGGTTGCTGCGCAAGCTTGACCATCGGCTTGACCAGCAGCGGCGCCGGCGCGGCTGGCATGACCTTGGCCAGGTCACGCACGGCAGTGCCCAGGGCGGGCACCGGTGCCGGCGCAGGTTCGGCGACTGGCACACGCTCCCGGCCGTCAACTGCTGCAGGGGCCACCGCCGGCGCCTGGGGCACTGGCTCGGGCGCCGCCGGCGTGATAACCGGCTTGACCACCGTCGGTGCCGGGGCACTGACCTTGACCGGCTCGCGCACGGTCTTGCCTAGGTCCAGCACCGGTGCCGGCGCAGGTTCGGCGACCGGCACACGCTCCCGACCGTCGACTGCTGCAAGGGCCGCCGCCGGTGCCTGGGGTACTGGCTCGGGCGCCGCCGGCGTGATCAACGGCTTGACCACCGTCGGTGCCGGGGCACTGACCTTGACCGGCTCGCGCACGGTCTTGCCCAGGTCCAGCACCGGTGCCGGCGCAGGTTCAGCGACCGGCACACGCTCCCGGCCGTCGACTGCTGCAGGGGCCGCCGCCGGCGTGATCACCGGCTTGACCACCGTCGGTGCCGGTGCACTGATCTTGACCGGCTCGCGCACGGTCTTGCCCAGGTCCGGTACCGGTGCCGGCGCAGGTTCGGCGACTGGCACACGCTCCCGGCCGTCGACTGCTGCAGGGGCCGCCGCCGGCGTGATCACCGGCTTGACCACCGTCGGTGCCGGTGCACTGGTCTTGACCGGCTCGCGCACGGTCTTGCCCAGGTCCGGTACCGGTGCCGGCGCAGGTTCGGCGACTGGCACACGCTCCCGGCCGTCGACTGCTGCAGGGGCCGCCGCCGGCGTGATCACCGGCTTGACCACCGTCGGTGCCGGTGCACTGGTCTTGACCGGCTCGCGCACGGTCTTGCCCAGGTCCGGTACCGGTGCCGGCGCAGGTTCGGCGACTGGCACACGCTCCCGGCCGTCAACTGCTGTAGGGGCCACCGCCGGCACCTGGGGCGCTGGCTCGGGCGCCGCCGACGTGATCAACGGCTTGACCACGATCGGTGCCGGTGCACTGGTCTTGACCGGCTCGCGCACGGTCTTGCCCAGGTCCGGTACCGGTGCCGGCGCAGGTTCGGCGACCGGCACACGCTCCCGGCCGTCGACTGCTGCAGGTGCCGCCGCCGGTGCCTGGGGCACTGGCTCGGGCGCCGCCGGCGTGATCAGCGGCTTGACCACGGTCGGTGCCGGTGCGGCCTTGACCGGCTCGCGCACGGTCTTGCCCAGGTCCAGCACCGGTGCCGGCGCAGGTTCAGCGACCGGCACACGCTCCCGGCCGTCGACTGCTGCAGGGGCCGCCGCCGGTGCCTGGGGCACTGGCGCGGGCGCCGCCGGCGTGATCACCGGCTTTACCACGGTCGGTTCCGGGGCGCTGGCCTTGACCGGCTCGCGCACAGCCTTGCCCAGGGCGGGTACCGGTGCCGGCACAGGCTCCGCGACTGCTGCAGGGGTCGGCGGCGTCGGCTTGGCCTCTTGGCCAGGCTCCAGCGTTACGCGTAACGCCTCACCAGGTGCCGGCGGCGTTTCCGCCTCCGGTTTGGCCTCCCCTTCGGGCTGCTCATCGCCAAACCACCGCTTACCCAGCCAGCCGCCGAACGTTTCGCCACCCATGCCGCCCAACATGGCGCCCACAGCACCGCCAACAGCGGTACCAATGACCGGCACGACCGAGCCAATGGCCGCACCTGCAGCAGCTCCCGCGAGCGTGCCCGCGAGACTGCCAGCGGCGCCGCCATAACCCTCGGCCTTCTCGTCCTGGGTCTTGGCATTCATTGCGACATCGAGCGCGGACGCTCCGGCGTCCATGAAATTGCCACCCGGCAGACGCCTGGCCAAGCGCGTAACGCCGCGCATCGAGCGCGCCACCTTGCCCAGTTCTTCGGCGCCCGTCAGTGCTGCCGGCACTGCAGCAAACAGTCGGCGCTTGGGCGCCGGCGCGCTGGGCGCCTCCACCTTAGCTGCTGGCTGTAGTACAGGCCCTTGCTTCGCCGCGCGCCGGCGCTCCCGGCGGCGACTTCTGCGACTCCCCCTAGCAGGCCCTGCAGGGGCGCTATTTGCAACGCTACTGCCGATCCCGCCGATAGCATTGGCATTAATCACAAACACGCGTTGCGGGTCGTTGCCGCCCGCTTCGCCGTCATTGGCCGGGGCCGACTCGGTGGACCGGGAAGAAAACACCTTGCCCAGTACGCCCAAGCCGGTGTCGACCACCTTGTTGCCCGTCTTGGGCAGCTCGATGGGGGCACCCTTGCCCCGCCCTGCACGACCGGCCAAGCCTTCCAGGCCCCGACCGCGCGCAATGTTGAATACACCACGGCCGATTTTCAGCGCGCTGGATGCGGTCATAAACGCAATAACCGCCGCAGTGATGCCACCGATGCCCAGGACAACCGACGGGAAGCCGTCGGCCAACTTGGTCAAGCCACGGGCAACCGTGGTCACTCCCGTGGCCACCATATCCGTGGCCGGCCGGATGGCATCGCCGATGCTACGCATGGCGTCGTCAATCGACTGGACCGTCTCGGCCCATTGCTGCGCGGAAGTCTCGCGGCGCTCAGCAAGGTTCTTGTCGAGGATCCCCGAGGCCTTCTTAGAATCGGCTTTCAGCTCTTCATAGAGCCCCCGATTCTGCGCGTAGGCCGTGAGCGCCGCCTTGACCTGCATGTCGGCGAACAGGTCGCCAGTGCGCAGGGTTTTCTCCAAGGCTTCAAGCGCGGCGGCGGCCTTCTCCGGGTCAACTTCTTTATCGATCTTGGCCTTGGCTTCCTCGATCTTTTTAGCCTTGGCCGGGTCAGTCGCCTGGACGTATTTCATGGCCAGGGCCATGGACGCCTCAATAACGTTCATGCCCTTCTGCAGGCCGGTATTCAGCGACGCCTGATAGTCAATGCCTACATCGCTGTAGGCCTTCTTAATGTCGCCGGCACCAATTTTCTCCATCCAGTTTTTGAAGTTGTTCGCGGCTTCGTCCGAGCTGCCGGCGGTCTTCATTTGCACCTGCAGCATGGAGCCAAGCGACGTCACCGCATCCAGCCCGGTGATGCCGTTTTTCTCCATACCGGCCAGCAGTTGCGGGAACCACTTGGCCATATCGCTGGCCTCGAAGCTCCCCGCCTGGCCTTGGTAGGCGATAGCCTCCAGGGCCTGCTGCATGACCTTCGGGTCGCTGATCTTGGCGTTTTGCTGCAGCGCCTGAATCATCGACGCCGTATCAACGCCAGAAGCGCCCTGGCCAATGGCGAACTTGGCCGCCACCGGCGCATAGGACAGCGCCTTATCTAGCTCCATGCCGGCGCCGACCAGCTGGTTGACCAGGTCGGCCACGTCATTGCGCGACATACCGGTGTCTTTGGCCGTGTCGATTACCGTCCGGGTAAGCTGCTGCTCTTCCGGTTTGTTGGCAATGTCGGCCTTGATCGCAATGTCACGGATGACCGCTTGGTAATTCGCGCTGATCATCGTTGGCACGGCGGCCATGCCCGTGCCCACCACAGCACGGCCAATGTTCGACTTGAGCGAGTCCTTGCCCGCCTGCAGCTGCTGGTGGCCCTTTAGCTGCAGATCGGCGCCCTTGGCCTCACGGGCCAGGCGCTGGTATTCGCGGGAAAGACGGCCAACCTCGACCCCTTGCTTGCGCAGGGAGTCCAGGTTGTTGTCCAGCTTGCGTAACAGCTTGTCGGCGCCGGCGGCGCCGCTGTCGTGTGCGCGCTTCCATTCCTCGCGCAACTTGATGGTTTCGCCAATGGTGCTTTTCAGCACCTTGGCCTTGTTGCCTTTGGCCTCCAGTTTCTGGATGCCGTTTTCTACCGTCTTGAATGAGGCGCCGACCGATGAAGCGACGGCGCCCCCGATGACTAGCACCAAAGGCTTTAATGCCATTGCTTACCCCCGTGCGGGTTCAGTCTGAAAGCCACCAAACCATATCCGCATAGGGCATGGTCATGATTTCAGCGGCCGAGAAATTCAGCTCGGCCGCCAGTCGCTTGGCGCCGCTTTTCAGCGTCTCGGGATTACAGTTCGTCCTCTCGCACCAGAAAGGTGTAACCCGCCTGCACGCGGTTGTAATCCTTGTAGGCGAGTTCTTCCAGATCCTTCACCCCAACATCACCAAGGGAGGCGAACAGGTTCAGCTCGCGCTGTTCGTCGTCACCGTCCGAGGTCTTGGAAGAGTTGCGAATGTCACGCACGGTCGGCGCACGCAAGGTGATTTTGTCCTGCTCGATGCCATTCAGCACGACGGGCTTGGTCAGGGTTATGGTGACGTTTTCAGCGGTCAGCTTGAGGTACTTCGGTGCCGGCTTGCTCATGGGGATTTGTCCTTGATTTGAAAAGGTATACGGAAAGGTTGGGGTTACAGGCCGAGGTCGCGGCGCTGGCTGGCCAGCTGGTCGACGCCGTTGATCACGCGCTTCATGGCCATCGGCTCGATTTCATAGATGACCTCGCCGCCTACCTCCAGCTTGTAATAGGTCAGGGCAATGGCGTGTTTGTGCTCGGCCTTGTCGCCCGGCTTCCAGTCGCCCATATCCAGCTCTTTCAGGGTGCCGCGCTGGGTGACGATGACCGGCTTGGTTTCGCCCTTCTGGCCCTTGAACGAGCCACGGAAAACGCCGTTGAAGGCGTTACCGTCGGCCAGGCCAAAGAACTTCAAAGCCTCTTTGCGCATGCCGGTGGTGGTAAAGCTGGACTCCAGCTTTTCCATGCCCACATCCATCTCAACCGGCATATCCATGCCGCCGGGGCGGTACTCTTCCATTTTGAGGGTGAGCTTGGGCAGGGTCAGGCTAGGGACATCGCCCTGGAAGCTGATGCCATCCACGAACAGGTTCATGTTGGCCAGAATTTCGGGAATCATTGCCATGTGAAGCGCTCCTTAGGCGGTCTTGTCGAGGACTTCGGTCAACCAGTCGTTGACTACGTCGAAAATAAAGTTGGGGTTTTCAGCCGGCGGAACGTCGGTAAAACGGATGTTCCAATAAATCTTGCCCTGCTCCAGGGCGCTGGCCGTGTTGAGGTCTGGGTCGGCGTAGACCTCGAAGTTGATGATTGCGCCCTGGGCTTTCAGGTCGCGCATGAAGGCGTTGAGGCCCTCGGTTACGTCGCGGACATAGGTCGCGGTAATGCCCCGGTCGACCGCCCACTTGTGGCCGTACAGAATCGCGTCCATGACCATATCCATGGTGCGCACACGGGTGACGAACGCCCATTTCGAATCGCTCGACAGCGTGCGGTTGCCCCACAGGCGGAAACCGTCGTCACGGATGATGGTTGCGATATTGGCGTTGTTCAGCAGGTTGGCCCGGCACGTCTCGTCGCCGTCCAGGTACTCGATGGCACGGGTGGTACCGGTGATACCGACAAACTCCTTGTTCGACGGCGAGGACCAAAAGCCATATTCCCGGTCGGTGTAAGCAAACACGCCTGCAGCCCAGGCCGACGCCGGCGCGTCGATGGTTCCGTTGCTGGTGGTGTCCCACAGCTGTACACCAGGGTCGACCATGTACAGGCGCTTGGAGCCGAACAGCTTGGCGTAGGTGGTGGCCGCCTCGTCGGTGGTATTGGGGCCGTCGATGATCGCGACCGCGCGCAGCTTGGCCGCAATCGCATCCATCGCAGTAGCCACCGCCTGGGTAGCACTGTGTTTGGGCGCAACGATGAGGCGGGGCTGGGCATTGAAACGGCTCTTGCCATCGAGCAACGCCTGCAGGCCGGTACGCTTGCCGTTGGCCAGCACCCCGCCAATGATCGAAGAGGTCTGCGCGGCCGCGTCGGCCCCCTTGGCCACGCCCGAGGCGACGATGACCGCTTTGGCGCGGGCATAGATAGCCTGGCAGGCCTTGGTGATGGCAGCGCCGGCACCGAATGCGGCGATGGCCTCGCGCTCGCTGGTGATCAGCACCAGGTCGCCGGCCTTGGCCGTTGCGCCGGCGCCTTCGGTGAAGGTGTCGACCAGGCCAATGATCGAGGAAGACGGTAGCGAGACAGTGCGCGTGCCAGTGTCGACGGCCTTTACGGTAACGCCGTGAAAGAATCCAGCCATGGGAAAACTCCAAAAGAAAGGGCCGCACTCGGCGGCCCTGCAGAAACGAAAACGCCCCGAAATCGGGGCGCTCAAGGGAATGCGGGGAGAGGGTCAGGCGACGGCGGCAACACTGGCGCGAATCGCATTGATTGCCATGTCGGCACTGGCCTCGGCCTCGGCATGACTGGTCGCCTTGAGCACCGCCTGCTTGCCAACCAAGCGCGCTGTGCGGATCGCATACAGCGCAGTACGCCAGGCTTGCGCCTCCAGCAGGATGTTTTGCACCGCTTGCTGCGGCTCGATGCCCTCGGCGTCGACCACGGCCTGTACGGTCAGCGGCGCATCACCTGCGAAGCCGGCCGCCTGGAAGGCGCTGGCCTCATCCTCGGCCAGCTGGTACTCGACCGCGCGCAGCGGATCACCCATTACCGCGCTGCGCGCGCGGTCGGCTTCCTGCTCAATCTGCTGCTGGGCAGCAACCAGGGCAACAGGAAGCGGCAAATTGTCGAAGTCATAGCCCGCGTAGTTGTTGCCCTGATACAGGACGTTCAAGAGAAATTTTTGCATGGGGTCGACTCACAGGGAGGAAAGGTTAGTAATCAGGTGCGGGATGGTTTCCGACTTGGTGCCAGCTACCACGCCCGGCAGGATCAGCCCGGCAAGCCCGGAAGGCAGCACGGTGCTGCTCAATTGCAGGCCATACAGCCCGGTATTGGGGCCAAAAATGCGGCCCCGGAAGGTGCCACGCAGCTCCAGGGTGCAGTTGTAGAAACGCAGCTGGTGAAAGATCGGGGCCGAGGTACCGCTGCCAAAGGAAAGGCAGTAGTAGGCGCTCAAGTCACCGGGCGAGGATGCCGGGAAGCTCACTGTCAGGTTGGAAATATCCAACGTTGAACCGTCCGAATGCCAGAAGGAACCCATGCGCGGAAGGGTTTCACCTTCAAACATAAACTCGTTGAGGATCAGCTTGCGCCCGGCGTTCAACTCGCCGCGCAATGCCAGTTTCCGGCCATTGAGCAAAATGTGAGTCGACAGCGAGAAATCCCGGAGCAAGGTTGCGTCACAGCGGCCGCCCAGCGGGGTGGCGTTGATCGCCTTTTGGATGGTTTTGAAAGGGCTTGCCGCCGAGCCCTGGCCTTCCGTATCGCTGCCGGCTACAGGATCAACAAAGAAGGTCCGGTACATCTCTGGAGCGGCCGAAATTGCAGAAGCCACAGCGGCGTTAATGGCTGCCATCTTGCCGTTGACGGCCTCGACCAGCTTGTTATTGGTCGCCGCAAGTGCGGCGATTTCGGTTTCAAGACTCATGCTCTTAGGCTCCGAGTAGTTTCTGGATTTGGTTGTATTGAAGGGCCATAAGCCCGGTGGTATTGGCCACCGCCAAGCTCAACAAGCCATCCCGCGTTTCGGTCGCCGACTTCTCGGCAGCCGACGCGCGAACCAGCAGACTGCTGATTTGTTCCTCGGCGATACGCTGCAGGCGCTCCTGGCTGGCCACTCGGTCGCGCAACTCCATGCCGCGCACCTGCTCGGCAATCAGCGCAGTGGCCAGCGCGGCCAGTGGTTCGGCCAGGGTCAAGTTGAGGCCGGCGGCCATACTGGTGATGGTCACGCTGTCCGCCGGCAGCGCCGCCAGCGACAGGTCGTAGGCCAGCAGCAGGTCGATGTTGGCGGCCTTGTAGGCCAATGCCTCGGTCAGGTGCGACCAGACCGCCAACAGGGTGCCGTCCTTGAGGAAAATGCCGACTTCCTTCACCCAGTAGGCCGTCGTGCCATCAGCAACGGCAGTCAAGTGCAACAGCGTGCTACTCAGCTTCTGGCCACTGGAAATCGGGAACCGCGCCACCTCGTTGCGCAGGGTCTTTTGATCGGCGCTCGGGGTGTAGGCCTGGCTGCCGAGGGCGATATGGCTAATCTCGGCCGAGAGGCCGGTTTTAGTCGCCGACAGGATCGCCGCCAGGCCGGCCTTGGTGATGACAGGTTGCAAGCCTGTACTCATAGAACAGCCTCCATGTAGCCCCGCACGACCACGCGCACCTGCACCGCGTTGGCCACCAGCGGGGCACCTTCTGCTTGAATGGGTACGCCCTGCGCCTCGGCGAATCGCCGGGATACGCTGGACGCGTTGAGCGTATTGGCAAACAGCACCGTCTGCGCCATGGGGTCGAAGGGCACCGCCTGGGCATCCATGGATCGATGCTGCACGGCGCGCGCCTGGAAGGCGTTACCCAGCACCAGGCCGCCGTCGAAGCGCGCACCCAGCCGAAACTCGTAGTGGCTGCGCTCGTTCTTCGCCGCGTCGACCAGGGCGCGCAGTCGCTCCCCCAGCTCAGGCGAGATAATCGAGCCCTCGCCCGGCCGGTTGTCGTTCGCCCAGGCCGTGACCTGGAACGTGTACGGCGCGGCGTTCGGGATCTGGTGCCACTCCTTGAATTCCGCGTTGACCCGAACCGCCTTAAGCACCCGCCGGATCGCGCCGACAGTGCCCTTGGTCTTGTGAACCGGAATCGCCTCGCGGATCAGCTCGCGGCGCTGGGCGTCGGTGTAAGCCGCCTCCCAGCCCTCGACCTTGAGCGCCCAGCCCAGCCAGGGGAGGAAGCTGGGCGGACAGCGTGCCGAGTCGGCCACGCCCCGGATGATTTCCGTGTCCACACCCAGCTCGCCGGCGCGCTCCAGCGAGCGCTCCAGCAGCGTAGCGTTGTGCGGTAGCAGGCTCATGTGACCACCTTGGTTGTCAGTGCTATCGCCGTAGCGCGGGGGTAGTGCCGCTTGTCACACACCACACCCTCGACCGGCTTCACCAGGTCCACACGACTGATGCCCGTTACGTGTAACGCGGCATAGATCGCCGAAACGGGCAATTGCCCCTCAAGGCGGCGCGCCTCGGCAATGGCGGCATCAAGGCTCTTCCGGGCTGCGGCTAGCACAACGTCCGGGTCTGGCCCATTTTCCACCCACAGCACGGCCTCAACCTTGAAGTCGGTCGGGATGCCACCCTGCACGCGGGGCCGGTCTGTCACCGGTCGCACGTCCTCGGCCGACAGCGCCTTAAGGACCGTGGCCACCAGCTGCGCCTCGGGCATGGTGCTGCTCGTCCCGGCCAGCACCGCAAGCGACACGTCACCGGGCAGAGGATTGGCAAGGCCGGCGTCGTAGTCGCAGACCACGACAGTGGCCCCGGGCGGCAACTGCGCTTTAACCGCGGCTGGCACCGGCACCCCGGAAAACCGGGGCGAGTCGACCGAAACGTGTACTAGGTCGGCCGACGCACTAAGCGCGTGATATTCATACGCCCCGCTGCTGCCGGCGACCGATAGCGCTTCAAGCGATAGCCGCGTGCGGTAGCGCAGCGCCTCGTCAGATTCCATAACAGCCGCAACGGGCGGCACCGCGTCGGGATCCGCCGGCCTAATGGTCAGCTTCTGCACACCATAGTCAGCCGCCCGGTTTTCCAAGTCGGCGCCCTTGGCATAAGCCAGCAAGCTGGCCTTGGCCGCCGCGTTGACCCGCGCCCGCACTAGCAGCTCACGGTAGGCCATGACCTCCATCAGCTTGACAACGGGGTCGGACTCCAGCAACGCGGTCCACTGATCGCCCATATGGGCGCGGAAGATGCTCAGCACCTCCTGATACAGCGTCTCGAAGTCGAGGGTTTCCACCACCTCGGGTGGGGGGAGCAAAGACAGATCGATCACGCGCTTACCTCCACGACAGCCGAGCTGCCCAGGTATTGGCCGGTCAGCTGCAGGCCAATCTGGCCGTCGACCACGGAAACGACCTTGACCCGCTCCAGCCGCAAACGCGGCTCCCAGTGACCCAGGGCGCGGGCCACCTCGGCCTGTACGGCGCTTTTCCATCCCTCGTTAACCGGCAGGTCGACAAAGCGGCGCAGGTTGCAGCCGTAATCCGGTCGCATGCGGCGACTACCAAGGGGCGTGGTCAGGATGTCCTCGATCGATTGTTTCAAATGATCGAGGCCGGTGGATTGCTGGCCGGTCCTGCGGTCGACGCCAATCATGCTTAGCCGTCCAGCGGCTGCAGGTCGGCATGGGCGCGCAGGAACACCAGCGCCTCGTCGTCGTCGGCCTGGACGGTCACGCGGCCGGTCTGCACCTTGAACTCGCGCAGGTCGTTACCGGCCTGCAGGAACAGCGAGCGCGAGGTATAGGCGCTGTCGGTGAAGGTCACGCCAGGCGGCTCAACGGCCACAACAGCGGTGTCGGCGCCGTCAGGCGCACCAGGTACAACTGCGGATTCGTCCGCCACCGCTGCCGCGTCGGTCGCGGCGGTTCTCTTAACTGCCATAAGTGATGCTCCAGAAAAGACAAAGCCCGCGAATGCGGGCTGTCAGTGTTTGTGGTTCGGCGTGTTGCCGAGGGTGTCGATGATTTTCCCGAGGCCGAGAATGTCGAGCGTTACTAGTAACGCGCCGTCGATCCTCACGTTGCCCTGCAGCAGAATCTCAGGCGCTATAGCCGTGTACGTCTCGGCCTCGGCGGTGATCGCCTTTGACTTGGCGCTGATCGCGTCGTCGGTGATCGTCGCCTTGCTGCTACCGACCTCGATGTTGACCGTGCCAGTGGGCAGCTTGATGGTGTAGCTATTGGCCGCCCAGTCGTAGACCAGGGAGCCGCCATCGTCGAAACGCCAGACCTCGACATGGTCGCGGTTGTCCGGCTGGGCCCCGGCATTGCCATACAGCCCTGGAACGAACGTCCCTTGCGCAGGCTCGCCGCTAGGGCTCACCAGCACGCCCTGCTCGTCTAGGCTCGGCGCACGCCAGTGGCGAGCCTTGCCGGCGGCCAGCGCATGCCAGCGCACCCAGGCGCTCGTCCAATCGCCACCATCGGAAACCCGAACCTTGCCGGCGACCAGGTCCACCCCGACCACGTAACAGGGGATCACAAGGCCGGCCAGCATACGGTCGAGCTGGGCGAGCGGGTAACTCATGCCAGTTGCTCCGGTGCCTGATACTGATCCTCGTTGCCTGGGCCGCTGTCCGGGTCGAAGGCAAACACCAGCGAGCCGGCCGGCTCGTTCTCCCAGGGCCATTCGGTTTCGCCTAGGTAAACGTCCTGCTGCCACTGCACCGCCCAGCCGACGCAGCGGGCCAGCTCGGGCAAAAACTCCGCCGGCATGGCCTGCACATTCTCGGTCGGGCCGACAAAGTCGACCTCCCAAAACTGCAGTTGCAGCACCTTCATCAGCTTGCTGGCCAGAATGGCCGCCTGCAGCGGCGCCAGGGGACGGCTGGACTCCAGCATAACCAGCGCCTCAAACGTCACTTTGAGGCACAGGCGGCCGTCGCCGGGGTCATCGCCGGGGGCAAAGTTGGTCGCCGCGTAAAACAGCGCCGGCAGCTTCATGCCCTCTTTGATCAGCTTGGGGTAAGCCTCGATCAGCTTGAACTGCGGCAGCTCTGCCTGCAGGGTGGCGGTCATCGCGTCATGCAGCTGTTTCAGCTCGCTGGGGATCACCGGCAGCTCGTCAGAAGATATCGGCTGTTCGTTCATGCTTCGTCTCCAGCACCAGGGCAACCATGCCGTCGCCGGTAGGCTCGGGCCGCACCACGGTGTAATCGCCGCCGCCCTCATGGGCCGGCAGCTCGATGGTCAGAGTTGCGCCCCTGGGCAGGCGCTCGGCATCGGCAGACAGCACCGTAAACCGGGGCTCGTCCAGCTCAGCCGCGTCGATGCCCTTGGCCGCGCGCTTACTGCCCAACTGGGGATCGAGAGCGGGGTTATCGAAAATGCCCAGCACCTCGGTACCGTCGTCCAGCGTTGCGCGGTCGCCCACCCGGACAAGCGCCCGGCCAGTGCGCGCCGCCATCCGCTCGCGCATGCTCGGGCGGGCCATTACTGCACGATCAGCACAGAGCCGAAGCCATTGGCCACGTCGCTGGTCAGCTTGCCGAACGGCTTGGAATCAGCGGTATCCGGGGGTACCAGCTGGCCGTCCAGCACGTTGACCTTGCTGCCTGCCTTCATGCCGGCAGCGGCTGGCACGTCCCATTCGCCGTCGGTGTGGTAGGTGATTGCCGCGCCCTTGGAGCCGCTTTGTAGCGGGATCACGGCCAGGTCGCCGATCACCTGGGGGATACCGGCAACAGATCCGCCGGTCGGCGCCGGCAGGGTGACGGTCTTGCCGCTGCTTACATAGTTGGTACTCATGGTTTCACCTGCTCCAGAAACAACAAACCCCGCAAGCGCGGGGTGTTATGGGTAACACCGAGGGGGGGATTAATTCGCGCCGGTCGACTTGTTCATGCCGCGAGCATCGAGCGCCGACACGCCGGCGTCGATCCGCACCTTGGTGGCCACACCGTCACTGCTGAAACCTTCTTGAGTTTCGAAATACGGCTGCTCGACGCCGTCCAGATAGGCCACTTCGATGGTGTCCGAACCCAGCTTTGCCACTTGGTAGTAAGCGCTGGACGATGCCGCATCCAGGCGCGGCTCGGCGATCACTTTGGCAAAGCCGCGAATCGGGTTGATGATCCCGGCATTGGCCTCAGTGCCCGGCGCCGAGGCAGAGCCGATAATCTGGTTGGCCTTGTCTTCCAGGGCTACCGGGCAGAGCACAAAGGCCGGCTGGATGTTCAGCGGGCGCGGCTTGGCACCCTTGGCGACAGTAGCCGGCTGCAGTCGCATGGCCGACTTGGCCGCACTCAGGGCCTCCAGCGACAACTTGGAGCCGGCGCCGAACAGGTTGTTACGCGAGGCATCAAATACCGGTTTGCCGTCTTTCATTTTCGGGTTATCGGTCAGGATGGCGTAAACCAAATCACCGATGGTCGCCCGCGCCGCCTGCCCCATCAGCGTCGGGATTCGGGTCAGCGCGTCGAGGTCGTCGTTGATGATGGCCTGTCGGTTGATGCTGAAAATCTCACCGTAGGTGGCCAGCTGGATGGTCTCGCCGGTATCGCCGAGGGTAATGTGCTTGTAATCGGCCCCCGGCTTCACCTCGCGCAGCGAGGAGAACTGGCCCATGCCTACGCGGTTGGAAACCTTGAAGTCGCCCAAGCGACCCTTTTTAGTCCACAGGTGATACGTTTCCTCAGCTCCCTCCCATCCAGCCAGCAGCGCTTTATAAGCGGCATCCATCAGGATGTTGCCGAAGTCGCTGGAACTGTGGGTGAAGGCCAAGCCAACCATGTTCATGGTATTCAAGGTCGACACGCCAATGCCGCGACCATCCAGCGAAGCACGGGCCAGCTCGCGCAGGGTCATGTTGTTGTAACGGTTGTCGTTCTGCAGCTCACCGATGCCGGCACGGGCATACAAGGACGCACGCACAGAGTCGCCCACGATGTTGCCGTTGGAAACGTGGCCAGGATGCAGGATGGAGCCGGTCGGGGTGGTCGCCTGGCCGATAGCGGCCAGCAGCTTGGCGTTGGCCTGCTCGACAGTGCAATTGATGTCGTTTACGCAGGTATCACGCAGCGAGGCATGCGCGGCGAAGGGCGCAAACGCGGTAGTGATGCTGGTACGCCGTGCAACATCGGCTGAGAGTACACGCGCCTGGATCTGCTCGACGGATTCCACAGGGTTTTGCGGCAGCGGGTTGGCCGGTGGTGCAACGGTGGTAGAGCCCTGGGGAGCAAAGAATTGCTGTGCGGATGGAGGCATGTTGATGAAATCCTTGTAACGGTTGGAAGTGATTTGGCCGAACGCCTCGACCGGGTCCAGCAGTACGTCGGCAAAGCCCATCGCGACGGCCTGAGTGCCGGTCATCCAGGTTTCAGCGCTCAGCAGCGCGTCGATTTCCTCGACGGTCTTGCCCGTCCTGTCGGTGTAGGCCGCCATCATGCTGGCCCCGAACATGTCCAGTTGATCGGCATAGCTGCGCATGGCCTCGGCGTTGCCGCCTTGAATACCCCAAGGCTTGTGCATCATGATCATGGCGTTGGCTGGAATGCGGCGCTCGTCGCAGGCCATCAGCACCACGCTGCCCATGCTCGCGGCCAGCGCCACGACGGTGCCGACCTTGCGGGCCTTGTGGTGTTTGAGCAGGTTGTAGATGGCCATGCCCTCGAATACCGCACCGCCTGGGCTGTTGAGGCGCAAATTGATCTGTGACACGTCACCGAGCGCGCGCAGATCGTTGGCGAACTGCTGCGCGGTAATGCCCTCGGCGCCAATCTCGCCGAACAAGTCCAGGTCTACGCTGCCGACTTGAACGCCGGCGCGCATGCTGTACCAACTACCCGCCGGATTGCTTACCGCCGTCGAGCCCTGTGGCGTCATCCACATTGGCGGGCTCTTTGTTGCCATCAGTTGATTCATTTCCTTGCTTTACCCCGTAGGTCTGGTGGTAGTGATCCGAGCTGAATACCAGCCCGGCCTCCCGGTTCTTCTGGATTTCCGCCGTGCGGGATGCCTTGAGTTCCGAGGGGTTGCGTTGACGCGAGCGGGCCACCTCGGCCTCATCGGAAAAGCCGGCTTTGACCAGAAGTTCCCACGCGGTCGCCTCATGCACTGGGTTAATCCAGGGCATGACAGGCCCCTGATAAAACGCGCCGTAGAGCGTCAGGGGGTTAACGTCTGGCGGCAGCTTGATGCGGCTACTCATGACTGCCATTCGCAGCCAGGCGCGGTAAACCGGCCGGCACCAGTAGTCGATAAACTCGTGCTGCAGCAGGTCGTAACCCTGCTGGCCCTCGACCAGCTCCTGGCGTTGCGCCGAATAGGTGCCGTCGTAACTGCGGGCCACGCTGGAATAGGTGCTGCGCGCACCGGCGGCAATGGCCTTGAGCTGGCCGTTACGGAAACCCTCAAGGAACGGGTTCGGCCGATTGCTTTCGACCGTGCCCACTTCCTCGCCGGGCAGCAGGTTGTCAAACACCATACCGGGGGCGAAGTTGAATGACCGCTGCGCCTGCTGCTGGCCTTGGCCGGGAATAATGAAATCGTCCGGCGTGCCCTTCTTGATGTACATCACCAGGGCGGCGCTGATACGCGCGGCCACCCGTTCGCTTTCCTCGTAATCCTTGATATCCGCCAGGCGGATCAGGACCGAATGCAACAGCGGCACACCCCGGTTTTGTCCAATGCGCTTGCGGTGGGCAATGTGAATCATCTGCTCGACCGGCACACGCTTGGCGTTATCCGCGAAGCTCAGCGAGCCCATACTGCCGGGGTGCACCTTGAGCAGGTGATAAGCCTTCACCCGACGCCAGGCGTTGCGCTCGACGCCCTGGACAATGCCATTGCTAAAGTCGTTGTAACCCAGCGGCAGGTAATCCGGCTCCAGCAGCTCTAGGGCAAATGGCACATTCGTCAGATGCTCATAACCAGGCACGTTGCCCTGCAGCATTTGCGCCAGGGCTTCACCATCACGCAACCAGGTGCGACACACCAGGCGCTCGACCTGCGGCCGGGTCAACTCGCCGGATGCCTCGGGCTTGAGCGACCATTCCCCCCATTCGGCTTTGATCGCCGCCGCAAGCTCGGTGTGTACCGTGCCGTCATAGCGCAGCGGGATAGGCTCGACTGCGATACCTGGGCCGCCCACCACGCGCTCATCTAGGCGATCAAACAGGCCGGTCACGAGGTCGTGGTTTTCCTCCAGGGCACGGATCTGCTCGCGCATGGATTGCAGCGCCGGCTGCAGGGCCGCGTCAGCGCTGCGCGTCTCGCGGATCACCTTGTGAGTACGCGAAGGCTTGGCCGCCTCATAGGCCATGATCACGCTGCGGGCGTGCATGCGCTCCAGCGCTATCTTAGGCGCAAAGGGCGCAATGGCACGGTCCAGCAGCTCCCCGATCATCCGAACACCGCCAGGGAGTGACCCGAGTGCCCCTGGCGGGCCGTGGCCGACACGCGGCGCTCCCACTCCAAGCGGCCGGCCCGGATTTGCGGGAGTTCCGCCATCGTCATGCGGCGACCGTTAATTTGTACGTCTTTACCCCCTTCCAGCAGGTCGCGTTCGGCCTGCAGGTAGATATCGACCATTTCCTGCGCAGTTGTTACAGCCATCCGCTGCCTCCTGTATTGATCCAACCGCCAGCGGCGGGCTGGGGTGCTGGCTCGGGCGCCGTCGGCGCCGGCAGCTCAGCCGGTGACGCTTGCGCCTCCAGTTGGGGCGCGTCGTTTTCGTCGTCTTCTACTTCCCACACCCCGGTGTCGGGGTTCTGGCTGGCCAACAGGTCGAGGTCCAGGCCAAAACGCTGCTGGCTGATCCGTAACGCGGCCAGGGCATACACGGCGCAGTCGAGCGCTTCGTTACGGCGGCCGCCGGCATCCCAGCGCATGACGCGCCGGCCTTTGATCACCGCCCATTTCTTGCGCTCGCTGGTCAGCTGCTGCAGCTCGTTCTCGTCACAGATCAGCTCGTCGGCAGGCAGGTGGACACAGCCAGGCACCGGCCGAGGCCCGTCCGGCTGCAACTTCAAGCGGCTGTAAATCAGCTCCTTGGCGTTGTCGGTGCCAACCTCGGTCAGGTAGACCTTGCTCCGCTTGTCTTTCTTGCGCGGGAAGTTGGCAATGGGCTTGCCGTAGGTGCTGGCACCAAATATCGGGATAACCCACTGCACGCCGTGCTTGCGGCTCTCGGCACGCACCTCGTCGGAGTAGTGGCCGCCCGAGTCCCAACACCAGCGCTCGACGCGCATCATGGTGCCGTCGGCGCGCTTAAAATGGCGGTGAATCTCGCGCCCCACCTTGCGGCGCAGCTCGATGCTGGCCGGGTCGCCGGTAAGAATGAACCGATGCACAAGCCAGGCCTCTTCGCCGGCGCCGTAGGCCCACACCCGCCCTTCGTAGCGGTCGTCTTGCGTGTCGATCCCACCGAATAAAGCCACCGCCCTGGCTGGCACTTCGCCGAACACTTCGCGGCGGTCGCGCAGCTGCTCCCAGTCGAGTTTCTCGCCTTGGTCTTCCTCCCACACCTCGCCAAGCGTGGTGTTGACGAAGGTTTTCAGCTTGCCTCGGTCCTTGCCGACCTTTACAAAGTCGGTGGCGATATCCACCCAGGTGGTGAACGTCGAGTAACCCGTCCACACGCTGAAAGTCACAGAGCGAGGCGTTACGGTCGGCTCTCCCGAGGCTTCGAACCACTCCATGCTGTCGCGGGTCCAGATCCCCGAGCGCTGGCAAATCCAGCGGCCCGTCTCGGCGGCCGCCGTGACCATTTCGTGATATTCGAAGGTACCGCCCTGGCAGTGCGGGCACAGGAACCATGCCGCCTCGACTTCCTGGCGATCATTGAGCCGCCACTTGATGCCCGACGGCTCATCCTTGCCACCCCAATGCAGCACCACCTCGGTGCCGCAGCATGGCGCCTTGATGTTGAATCGAAGGTCGTGGGGCGATTCGATGGCGGCACGGGTGATCTGGCATTTCTCCGCCTCGGTCGGCGTAGACCCGCGTATCGACTTCTTGAAGGTGGCCCCCTCCAGGCGCTTGTCGCCCAGGAATGTCGGAGCGCCCTCGCCTTCGATATCCTCGTCAAACTTCGACAGCTCGTCATAAATGACGGTGTCCGGGCTTTTCTCCCGGTAGTTGCGTGCCGCCTTGCCACCCAGGCACCACAGCATTTTGCGATTGGCAAAACACTTGGCCTCCAGGGTGTTGTCGCGGTGTTTCATGCCGTACCAGGGCGCCAGGTCGAGCACCACCGGCACATCGCGAATCATGCCCTCAATGTGCCGCTTCATGACGCCCTCGGCATCACCCTCGGTCGGGCAGTACATCAGCACGTTGCGCTTTTTGTGCTGCACCAGGTAGCCGATGAATGCCATCAGCATCTTGGTGTAGCCAAGGCGCGCCGACTTCACGAAGTTGACTTCGCGGATCAGGTCATTGCCCATCGCGTTAAGGATGGCCACCTGAAACGGCGCGGTTGTCCATCGACCTTCCTGATAGGAGGACTCCGACGACAGGTAAAAATGCTTGTCCGCCCATTCGACAACGGTCATCGGCGGCTCTTTGAACAACGCCGACAGGCCAACGCGAACCGCGTTAGCCAGATTCGTCATCCATGGCTGAAAGGAACTCATTAAGAATCTCCGGTAGTCGCTGGTCGAGGCTTGCCGCTTCGTTACGCGTAACGGCCACCTCGCGCTGTACCGCTTCCAGGTGGCGTAGCTCGATGTCGGGGTGTTTACGCTTGACCTTGGTATGCACGGTGTCGAGGGTCGAACCGATCAGATTGACCAGGCGACTGATCGCGAACGTCATGAATTCGGCCGGCACCAGGTTGCGGCGCTTGACCTCATTTCGCATTGCCTGGGCGTCGGCCTGCTCCTTGGTCAGGCGCAGGCGCTCCTGCAGCAGCTTCGCCTCGGCGTGAGGATCGATATCGTCGCCGCCAAGTTGTTGTTTCCCGCTTTGGTGCTGCAGGCGGTTATCCAGCACTGATCGGGTGTCGTAAAACGATTCGCGGCCGATCTTTGCGACCGGCTCGACGCCCCATTTGTCAAAGGCTGTAACCGAAATCCCGAGGCTTTCGGCCATGCGTTTTTTGTTCAGCCAGAACGGCTGTCGGGTAATCGTTGGATTTGTCATGGACTAAACAACAACCAACCTCCGAATTTGGGTCATACATAGCGAAAAGGCGGGGCCCGAATTACCCCCTATGCCCGGAGGGGCTGGGAGGACCCGTTGCCGGGGGTGGGGGTGGCCGCCCCAGGGGCTGCCGAGGGCTGGCCGCGCCTCGCGCGACCTCACTTCGCGGTCAGGATCGCCTCGCGCAGGGCTGCGGCCAGCTCGGCCTGCCCGTGGGCCTTGGCAATGTTCTCGCCGATGGTGAAGAACGGGAAAATGACGCGGTACTTCGGGGCGCCCTTGGTGTACAGGAACACCGGCTTAACCCCATCGCCGAACGCGGACTGCTTGCGCTCCCACACGCCCGACTCATCGCCGACCGTGCCGGCAAAGTAGCGCTCGGCATTGCCCTTGCGCTTGCTGCGCTTACTGCCAGAGGCGTTGGCTTGATGGCCCCGCATGGATTCGGCGGCGCCCAAACCCGACAGAATGCGGGTCATCACACCGCGCGAGACGTTGCCGTACTGGTTCAACAACCCAGCATTAGGCACGGCGAATTGCCCTGACTGCATCAGGCCATGCGCGATCAGCGACAGCTCGAACCGCTTGTGCGGTCGTGGCCCGCCCTGAACAGCTTGCTGCAGGTACCTGTCAGCAGGAATGCCGGTGGTCCAAGCATCCTTGAACCACACCTGCGCCGACCGCGTCTTGGTAGCAGCCTTAGCGAACAGGCTGCGCATGGTGGTCGGCGTCGGCCGATCCAGACGCTTAGCCATCACCTCGGCGATCCCCGGCTTGATGCGCTTAGTGGCGAGCCGCGTCTGTGCAAGCATCAAGGCAAAGGGGATCTGCTTTCGCTGAATATCCGACAATTCGCGGGCCAGAGGCACGCTATCGATATCCAGCTTCAAGTCGATCATGCCGAGCCCGCCACAGCGCCTTCGAGTTGGGCGGTTGCTCGACGCAAGGCAATCATCGCCCTCTCAAGCGCATTCTGGTCGACGGTAGTCATACCACCGATAACCTTGGCCAGCCGCTCAGCGTCACCTTTCAGAATGCTGATGCGCTGTAACGCCTCCCCTTCTAGATGACTCAACGCTCGACGCTTGTTCGATAATGTCATTGCCCCGCCTCATTGATCGTTCGAAGGAAGCCCTGCCCGCTTGGCAAGGAACTGGGTATACAAACCGCCCGCGACATCTGCGCCGATTACAGCAATGACGATGCCCAAACCAGCAGCCAGATAAAGGTTGCTCCAGAGAGCGAGTGCGAGCAGAAGAGTTGCCATGCCAAGCAAGCCGGAAGCCAAGAAACGCAAAGCAACGCGCTGCAGAATCTGTCGCAGACTTAGATCGGCCCCCGACGCCCGAAGCATCTCGCCCGAGAGGCCGGCCATGCTCAACAAAACCAACAGCCATAGGGGCACATCAGCGAGCGCCTGATGCTCGTTGTTCATCTGCATTCCTCAAATTAGGTCGGCTCCCACAACACTGGCATCCGCGGGTAGCAAGGAGCAGGCGTAGGGCCGAAAACGAAAACCCCGCATGGTGGCGGGGCTTGGAAACGGGCATAAAAAACCCGGCTGAGCAGCCGGGCTATGCGAAGCGTCGCGCTGCGTTCACAGCAACACACGCTGCAATGAAAACAGAACTATTCCGCGCGGAAAAGTACTTTTCTGATGAGGACGCAATCCATCAGCTCTGCGGTTCTGCAGGGCCAGAAATTGAAAGATGCCGTGATGGCACTTGAATATCACACCAAAAAGACTCAAATTAGTAAGTCCTCCAATGGGAGGTTCGACAGTTGAAGATCTATTAAGGATACAGCGTGAACACTGCATTTCGGGATATGCTTCGGAGTAAAAAAATAAAGAGCCCCACAGATCGAGGTTTCGATCTGAAAAAATGGTCAAAAGCTTGGGAGAAAGTAGAAAATAACGATGAAAGAAACATATACGAGGCGGGCATCACCTTTAACCAGCTACTGAGCGACATAAGAGAATTAACAGAAGATCTGTATAAGAAAAAGTTTCCCGGTGTTAGCCTTAACCGAATGCTAGAGCTTTATTGCTGCGTTTCCAACCGCGATATCGCCATTGCTTCTACATCAGTAAGAGAAGGACTGACGAATGGATCAAACATCCACGGTCTTTTGCTTGATAACAATCCCGCCGGCAACCCTCTGTCTGGTGAAGAAGTTTTTGTCGGCGCTGTGGATGGATACCAACCTGCTATTCGTTCTTGCCTCTACAAATTGAAAGCAGGCAGCGATATTTCAGTTGGGGAGAAAAAAACAACACCTGTCGATTTCATCCGGCATGAAGCCGTGCTTTCAAACCTCTACACATCATACGAGCAGTACTTTCAAGCATTAGTATGGGGGGACTATACTTACAGCAGGGAAGATTGCAAAATAATGATTCAACAACAGCCTTCCAGCAAGGAGCTTGCGCTTGAGGTGAGCAACCTAAGGAAAAGCCGCTCTCAAATTGCACACGCATTAGCCACCTCACAACCAGACGCCATAAAGTTATTCCACGGGAAAGATAACTACATAAAAATCGACCTTACAAAAACACAGGAAATAAAGTTTGTTATAACACCAATTGAAAAGGCACCTTTACGATTACAAGCTGAAAATGCCAGCCTCTTCTTAAATAGCGCCGATGCAATGGAAAGCTTCCCTGAAGAGCTTACAGACAAACATGTCGACGGATGTAGCTTCTCTCTTAAAGAGGCACTGACGGCACTCAGACATTTAAGCCTAATAGCAAAACAATTTGCGCACTACAACACTCAACACGATAGCGACATATTTAGCACAAACCAAATGCTCAGATATCTCGCACAAGTCAATAGGCGAGATTTGATATCGGCAATTAGCAGAGTAACAAAGACCAGCAGTTCAAAAACGCGAGAAATAATTGATTTCATAAATTTTTCCGGCGAACCCAAACAAGACCTTTGGTCTCACCCACTCATTGAAACGAGAAAGGGTAAATTATCATTCATCCTTGGCGCTGCAGCATCGCCAATTATGCAAAGAGTACTGGAGCACTGGCTAGCGGAGTGCTTCAGCAATGATGACATAAAGGAAAAAGGCAAAACTCACGAAGAGGCAGTTAGCAAATCAATAAATGAAATTATTTCGAGCAACAAACTTATAACTGACTATTCACCATGCGTTTCGACCACTGTAACCTTGAACGGAAAAAAAGAAGAGATCGACCTACTTGTTAGGATAGGGTCTATCATTTTGGTGGGAGAATTGAAAAGCATCTTCACAAGTGACAATCCAAGATCGCACTTCCGGGCTTTTGAAAAGCTTGAATTCGGTGCAAACCAAGCGAAAAGAAAAGCCACATTCATACAGGACAATCTTAGCTCGGTATTCAGCCAGATCAACTGGCGGTTCGACAGCACCAAAATATACAAAGTACTACCGATCGTCATAAGCAATAACAAGATATTCTCGGGCTTCCCAATTGAGGAAGTACCACTTGTCGACGAAGTTATATTGCGAAACTACCTGAAACGAAATACCTTTCCACTAATTAGTTACTACGACCCTGAAATCCGGAGCACCGTACACGCAGCAGCATATCGACTGTATGACTCCTTTGAACAACTGCAAGAAAATCTTAAAAAATATCTACTTTTACCTCCAGTAGTTGAGGGTGAAAGCGAAAACTTCACTAGCAAGATTACGCAGATCCCTGGCACCAGCCTTGAACATGAGACCATCGAATTTTCAAGGCTTGTTTATACCGACCAGATGGACAACAGTGTAAAACTTGAAAAGAAAATAAGCTTCCCTATCGAAAAATCTCCTGAACACGATAGCGTAGTCAGTGCATTCAATATGGTGTGCTAACTCTCCACCCTGAACTTACTTCACCTAGGCCGCACTTCACAAAGCGGCCTAGGTTTGACAAAATTCCAAAATGAAATTCCGGCAAAAGTAGATTTACCAACTCATTTAGGTGACCCAAAATCTCAATCAACCAAACTTCATTATTTATTATTCTTTGCCGAAAGTAATTTATGCCACGTCACGCATCCCACTTATTGCGCAGTCAATCCACGCTGCCCCAGCCCTGGTCAACTCTCTGGCTTTTCCCTCGCTAATTCGGAAGTGCTTACCAACCCTCAGCATCGGCCATTTGGCACCATAGTACAGCCAAATAATGTCGCCCATTTGTAAGTCGCGTTGCGCAAGCCGGGCAACGGCATTGTCAACCGCGAGCGCCCAGTCGTCAGTGATGCAAAAATTCTTACTGGCAGACACCTGCGGCACTGCTTGATGCATCAGTGCCAAAGTCGGCGAAACGCAAGCAGGAATCCCCGCTCCATCCATCCTCCACCATCCCCATTGCTCCAGCAGATATTCGGTATCACCCAACGGGCGGCCGGCTGGCTTGCGAATCATCATGGTCAATCCCCTGTGTAATTTGTGCCGCCCGCCCCCAGGCGGTTCGATTCTTGGTATTGCTGCTCTGCACCACCTGCCCCGCATGGGCTTTTCAATGTGAGGATTTCTCTCTCCGCGGTCTGGAGCTTGAAACTCAGTTGCGTCACCAACTCCTCCAGAGAAAGCACCAACCTAGAACCTTCAACAACCCAACCTGAGCCATTGCAGTCAGTGCACACCAACTCATAAAACACCCCCTTCACGACCGCCCTACCCTTGCACACCGTGCATTGAACGAGGTCAAGGCGCGGTCGATTAAAGCCATCCTGAAGACGGTTTTTCACGTTTTGCATTCTCCCCTGTAACTAATTCGTTGATTGGGCTGCGTGCCTTGCGCGGCTTGGCTTGCGGCCCGTTGTGAGGAATTGCGGATTGCACGCCCGTCAACCCGTGAATCGACGCGAACCCGACTCCGTCTAACCACTCGTGCCATTGCTCAAGGGCCTCCCTGCGCAGGCCGCTACCCTTCGTTTTGATGTAGGTATCAGCAACCTTGCCGAGCGAGTGATTCAGCAGCATTTCACCAATGAACCCGTCCACCCCCATGTCGAGCCAAGCTGTACGAGCGACCTTCCGCAGGTCATGACTCGACCATTCACGGCTGGCCAGGCGACGGAACACCGACGAGGCCTGACTTGCACTCATGTGCTGCCCTTTGCGGCCTGGGAACAGGTATTTGCCGGAGTACCCACTTTCGAGCTGGGAAGCGCGATACCGGCGCAGCAGAGCGCACACCTGCGGAGTAAGCGGCAACCGGTGCTCGGTGCGCGTCTTGGTGTGCTTGGCCGGAATGAACCACTCAGCTTGCCCCAAGGCGAAGTCAGACCATTCTGCTTGTCGACTCTCACCCACTCGGGTGCCATGGCAGATCATCAGCAGTGCCAGCATGGCGTCTATGGGCGAGGCATCGAAGAGCGCCCCCAGCGCCGAAATAACCTCATGCAGATGGTCAGCCCGCAGCCGCCCATCCTTCGGTAAAATCTTGGTCTTGATGAAGTTCGTGAATTTCATCTCAGCCATGGGATTGCTGGGGATCAGCCCGAGCGCGCGCGCGGTACTCACGGCCAGGCTCAACACCCTAAAGATCTGCCGCACGTAGGAGGTGGAGCATTCAGCCTGGAGTGGCCACATCAGCGACTTGTCGAGCATCGCTGGTGTCAACGCGAGAATCGGGAACTCACCCAGACGGGGTTGCAGGTGCTTACCGATCACCGTGAAGACGGTGCTCTTCCACGATTCAGACAATGCGGCGTCACTCGCAACCCGACTCTTGTACCAACCCAAAAGGTCGTTGAAGGTCACCAGCCCGGCCAAGGCAACCTTCTCGTCTGGTCGCCCCAGCAAACGCTGCCGCAGGCCAGGCAATTCGGCGAAGATGGCGGTCGGGCCGTACTCGGGGAAGCGCGCTAACCGATTCCACTTACGACGGACAACCAAAAACCACGTCCCAGCCTGCCGACCAAGGTCGAAGCGAAACCTCAACCCCGGATGCCGAGGGTCGCGCAGATCGCGTACCCCAAGCACCGCCGCCTGTCGTCGAATTTCGGCCTCGGATAACTTCACCGCTACCGTCGCACTCATGCTGAAACCAACCTCTCGTGCAGCAGCTGCGCCTGGGTTCGCATTACGCCTTGAGCGTGGTACTTGCGGGCGATATCCCGACCGTCACAGGCCTCGTGGCAGGCGCTGCGAGGGAAGGCGCCCTGCAGATCGTTCGGTTTAATGCCGACGCATGTGCCGACAATGCGGTAGTGCGCCAGGACCGTGGTTTCCGGGTTGCCGTTGCACACGCCAGGGATGCCCAACTGGCACTCCCGGCGGTGCGCGGCCTTGATCAGTCTCGTCTGGCGCAAAGGGTCGCCTCCTTGCAGGTTGATGGATCAGCGCCCAGCCAGGCGGGCACGCATGGCTGCTAGGGCAGAGTTTCCGACTTGCGGGGTGCGGCGAGCCGCGACTTCCGCAGGAAGTGCAAACGGCATTTTTTGCAGCGGTTCACCGGCCATAAGCCGACGAACCGCAATGGTGTAGTTACGCTCGAACAGCTTCGAACTGGCATCAGAAGGCAGTTTGTTGAGGCTTTCGAACCCACACTCCTTCGCCGCATGCCACACCGCGTCGTGACTCCACTTACCTCGGCCTGCCATTGCAGGATGGGCGTTGCGAGTGGCTTCGCGGAAAGCGGCCGCCAAGGCTGGAAGGCCAAGCATTTCTGGCGAAGGCTGACACCATTGGATGAATTCGCCGGGCGGCGGGATGAACGCGGCGCCAGACTGACGGCAGCGCATCAGGCCAAACTGCAATTGTTCAGAACTGCTGATACCAGCTTCGAGAAAAGCGGTCAGCCATTGCTGCTTGGAGGCGCTATAGGTGGCTTGATCTGGCCATGCCTGTTTCCAGGCGGTGCAAATCGAGCGCAGATCGCGAAACAGATCGTTGATCACCTCAGCAGTTTTCCGGTTGAGCTCGGCCTTGACGTCTGCCGGTAGCTCGTAGCCAGCCTCGATGTGTTGGCCGGACTGTACCTTGGCCCACAAGCCATGAGTGACAACTGCAACCGGGTTCATTGGGCGCTCCCTTGCTCGATCCAGGACGTATCACTGTCGTCGAGCAGTTGCCCGCCGGCGCCGGCTCGCAAAGGAACGACCTTTGCAGCATTCGCAAGATCGCGCTTTCTCCAGCCGACCAGATCAGCAATCCACTGGCTCTCGGTCTTCGCCAGCCCCTTGGCATCGTGATGGACGACAAAGCCAGAGATGGCCTTTGCCGAGAACTCCTCGAAGGCAAGTCCCGAGCGCTTGGCATAAGCCTCAAGCTGCACTTGGTCTGGCACCCATTCGAGGAACATCGCGAACGGCTCACGCGGAGAGTGTGTATTACTTCCCTTCCCTTCCCTTCCGGGGGTGAGGTCTCGCTCACCGCTAGTCGAGCCCTCTCCGATTGCTCGGCAATCATTCGGCGAGGGCTCGACGAAGTGAGGGTGCTTTACGGTAGGTCTGTCGATCTTCTGGTGGTGCCATCCATTGACGTGCAGGTACTGCTTCGATGAAGCCTCGTAGATAGTGATCAGTCGGTTCACCATCAGCTCAGAGAGCAAGCTCTCGACCGCCTGCGCAGTGATGTCGTCACCAGGAAACACGAGGGCTTTGATTGTCTTCGGGGACATCGGATGGTTGCCGGCGTCGTCGCAGAAATTCCAGATTCCGATAAATAAGAGTCGGGCCATCGCCGAGCACTCCATGACCTGCTCGCTGGTCCAAAACTCAGGCTTGATGGTGCGGATACGAGCCATTACGGACGCCCTCCATGACTGGAAGCCTGACGCGTCAGATTTAGCGAAATACCGAAACCTGACGCGGAATGCGTGGCATTGCCTGCATCGTCTGTACGGTGCATAATCGACCTCGATGTTGTTTCAAGAAGACCGCCCTGCCAGGCGGTTTTTTTTCGCTGCGATTTCACTACTGGATGGATTCGCAGGTGTTTTGAGCATCTACTGGCGCAACGCCAGGTAACTCATAATTCGTCTCGTCAGGCGATTTTTGCGGCTCGCTCACACCCAGGTACGTCTTGGCGTTTGGCGATCAGCGATCCACCAGATTCCTTTTCGAGGACGCACTGCATTGGGTATGAAAATCCGCCAAACGATCTGCATTGAGAAACCCGGCTAGCGCTTACCCCCAGCGCATCACCGATGGCCTTCCCTGACCCGAAAAACTTCAGGGCCTCGTCAAATGTCATGGCTGTGCTCCTCCTGTTTGCGGCCAGTTTAGAAAGATTAACAAGCAATGGCAAGTTATCTAAACCTAGGAATGTTTAGAATCCTAAACATGGAATTCAAAGACAGAATGAAATCGCGAATGGACGCCCTCGGCCTGCGAGCGACAGACATAAGCGAGCGCCTGAAGGTCTCTCGTGCCACGGTTACGTTCTGGTTGAACGGGACAAACGGTGCGAAGGGAAAAAACCTGCTATCTCTTGCCGAGGTTCTGGGATGCTCGGCAACGTGGTTAGAGACAGGGAAAGGCCAGGAGCCTGGGCCCGGATCCAACGTTGAGCCGGCATTTCGCCCATTCAAGAAAGCAATTAGCTACCCAGTGATTAGCTGGGTAGCCGCCGGCCAAAGAGCTGAGTCGCCTGATCAATATGTTGGTGGTGCCGGATTGTATTTCGAGTCAGACCAGAGCGCGGGCGAGCACGGATACTGGCTCGAAGTGAAGGGCAATTCGATGGTGTCGAACTCAAGTCCAAGCTTCCTTCCTGGAACCTACGTGCTCGTGCAGCCCGAGGGCTTTGATCTGGTGAGCGGGAAGTACTACATCGCTCGGCATCGCGACGGCGAGACCACCTTCAAGCAGTACGTCTATGACGCTGGAAAAGAGTACCTTGCCCCATTGAATCCAGCCTTCGAGACCATTCAGGTCAAGGATGATTGGGAGTTCATTGGAAGGGTTATCGACGTGAAAGTAACCGGCCTCTAGCCTGACCCTGGCATCCAGGCCCGCCATTGCGCGGGCTTTTTTGTGCGCGGGCTTCGGGTATGTGCGAAAAGTTTACGCACTATGTCCGACCTTTCAGCGCTTTCAAGAGTTAACACGCCATAATTCTCCAGAATTCCACCTTGGAAGAGCGCGAATATGTTCGATTTGTTGTCAGGTGACTTTTTCCCTGCCGCTGATACTGTATGCACATACAGTAATGCCAAGGAGGTAACAAATGGCCAGAGCCAAAACCGCGACACCACCAGCTCCTACGACCTACGACCTTATGGGCTTTAGGCTTCAGCAAATCATCAACTCGCCCAAGGCGCAGAGAGAAAAAGCCGTTGTCCTGGCAAAACTCCCGGATGAGTCGGACTCCGATTGGGACCAGGTCATCAGCGATATCTCAGAAGCCGACAACGTCAAGGTATGCAAACTGGCCGATGGCAGCATCAACGTTCAATGGGTAGTCCCTTTCGAAGGCTGACTCTGCCTTCCCCTTCTTCCCAAGCCTGCGTGATCGCGGGCTCCCCTCTCATCTCCCTCCGCAAAAAACCAATCAGTTAAGTTTTCTTAAAATTTCTCTTGACCTATTTTGTTAAGTTTTCTAAATTTCAATCAACGACGGGCTGACCAACCCATCGGGGCAACTCAAGGCCATCGCTCTTTACACAACTAGGTGAAACAACCCACTAGGTGGGAAAGGTAGCTAGCACGCTTATAGGCAGGAGCCTCCCTGAGCGATGCCGTATCGACCTCGGATCCTTGTGGAAAACCATCAACCAAGCACAGAGGAGTGCCCTGGCAATGAAGTAGATAGCGCTTCATCAGTTAGGCGTAGCAAGCCTGAAGGCTCCGCCCATATCCCTGACAGGCAGCGGCAAGTTGTGGCGTCGATGTCACCGCGCATCGGCTGGAACCCCGGCAGCCCATCCGAAACGACGAATCACCACTGATGCAGCATCCCCGGCCTGTCGCCAGTAGCGAGGCCGGGGCACCAATCCCGTAAAGCTCACCATCGTGCGCCTTAGGCCGCCTAAGCATCACTAACATGCACATTACGTAGGCTGACTTGGCCGTGACGTTCGCCCTACCCTGGTCCGGGAGGTACATGGCAGCGAGCGTCACGACCAATGCAGCCCACCGAGGACAATTCATGGAAACGATCACTTGCGGCTCATGGATTGGCCAGCTCGGCAAGGCGCTGGCTCCCCGTGAGCTCGAAGCTCTGCTGTGGGTGGCTCAAGGCCTCACCACCAAAGAAATCGCCCGCGAGATGGCGGTCAGCCCTGGCACTGTGGCCAACCGTATTGAGGCCGCCCTGTTCAAGCTGGAGGCCGGCCGCCGCATCGAGGCGGTAACCAAGGCCATGCGCCAACAGATCATCAGCCCGATCTGCATTGCCCTGGCCGCCCTCATCACCATGCACGCAGTGATCGACGACAGCGACCCCATGCGCCGCGACCGTCGCGCGCCGGAGCGTCGCACCGCCCAAGTTCGAATCGTTCGCAAGGCAGAAGCCTTGGAACTACATGCCTGACCAACAAGGACCAACTTATGAACGCAGCCATCCGCAATAGCCGTGTGCAATACCAGCAGGTGCAGCAGCAGGCCGAAGCCGCCGCCGCCCAGTTCCGCAGCAATTCCCGCTTCTTCGTCCAGCAGGGCGAGAACAACAGCTGGGCCATCGTGGGCGCCGACGATCACCGCCTGTATGGCCAACGCCGGCGCTACTTCGACGCGGTGACATACGCTGAAAGCCTGGAGCGCGCGGTGAACGCAAAGTCGGTACCAGTGCTGAAGGTCAGCCCGCCTGACGACGCCCGCACCCGCTGGGCAGCCTTGTGGGCACTGTTTCTGATCGTCATGGCCGGAGCGTTTTCGTCATGAGCCGCGGGGTAAACAAGGTCATCCTAGTTGGCACCTGCGGCCAGGACCCGGAAGTGCGCTACCTACCCAACGGCAACGCGGTGACGAACCTCAGCCTGGCTACCAGCGAGCAGTGGACCGACAAGCAGTGGGGCCAGAAGGTCGAGCGCACCGAGTGGCACCGGGTGGTGATGCTCGGGAAAGTGGCGGAGATCGCCGGGGAGTAAGCTCGCAAGGGCACTCAGCTCTACTACGAGGGCAAGCTGCAAACCCGCGAGTGGGAGAAGGACGGCATCAAGCGTTACCCGGCACAGGTGCCCGTCGACATGCGCGGCACCATGCAGCTGCTCGGCGGCAAACCGCAGGGTCAGCAGCCAGGCAAGGCCCCCGACCGGCAGCCACGGCAACATCGGTCGGCGCCTCAACAGCAAAACCAACAGGCCTCGCCGCCTGACCACGACAGCTTCGACGACGACATACCGTTCGCCGACGCATCACCTCGCCGGGGCTTAGCCATGAAGGGCGGGCAGAGAAATTACCCGGTCGCGTATTACCTCGGCCGCACAAGCCGCGACCACTGACAGTCAGCTGCGGCTGCTAGCTCGCTTGTCCGGCACACCTACGTTCCCCCAGCTTTAGTGAGGAGATCCCGACGCTGCCGGCTATGCGCTAGCTTGCAACTAACCTGCCAATATCGACTAGCAGTTGTGTCCAGTCTGCGATGGTACGCCCTCGTTCATAAAGCCAAGTTTCCAGTCTGAATTTTTCGCTAGAACTTATTGGATACCCTTGCTCAAAAGCCTCGATAACTTCTCGCAGCATTGAGGGCGGGGTATCGTCTGGAAGCTTAAGGAGTGCTATCACCTCTTGGATTTTAGCTTCGCCGAGAAACACCTTAGCATCAGGAAACTTGTTACCATTTCCTTTTACCACAATTCCATCGCCATTGGCATATACACTAGCCCGTGGAAAATCGTTATTATCACCCTCGACCTTAATGCCTATCCCCATTCGAACAACTCCATGACAATGCTTGAAACGTACCCCCGACCCGCACGGGCACTTTGAATTTCTAGGAATGCCGCCCACTCTTGGAGCACCACTGTTGATTACGACAGAACTTACAAAGGTATTGGAAGAACTATTGGCCAGGTGAATCGAAATATCAAAAGCACCATCAACCTCACAGCTGACCGAGTTTCCATGACAATTTTCCATTACGATCCCTCGCAATAGTTTTTGCTGCGATAGTTCCGACTCACCTCTGTTCACGATAGAGATTGATTCACCAGCGGGAGACTGGATATGATTATCTATCATAGTTATATCAATGCCCTCCACGTTGGAAAGTTTGATACCAGCTTCTTCGCTTGTAATGTGATTACCTCGAATCGTCCACCCCATGGACCTCTCCTGATTATCGCCCCTTCGTTATTATTACTCCGCCTCAATCAAAATTGCCATCATGCCGCACCCGGTCACGGGGGCGGCGCATGCATGGAGAAAGCCATGAGCTACTTCTGCAAGACCGAATCGCCAAAGGTCCTGGCCGCAGTGCGCGCCTGGGATGAGAAGAAAGCGGCTTGGGACGCTCAGCCCAAGAAGCAGGGTGAGGCCTTCGGCGCCGACGCCTCGCCGATGTACAACGGCTCCCGCAACTACGTCGGCGGTATCAAGCTCAGCGCCAGCCGCGACCTGAGTTGCCCGCAACGGAGACGGCTGAGCACCAGCGCCTGGTCGACCTATGGAAAGGACTGCCCGGACGCTATCGACCGGGAGGAAATGTGGGAAGCCATCGGCATCTAGCTCAGTGGCGGGGTGTGCTTCAGCTACGGCGATACCGTGTACCTGACCCTGGGCAGCAAGGCCGCTGACGGCGATGTCGAAGGACTGGTTGGATCGTCAGCAGCGAGTATGAGACAGCCCGCCAGCGCGTTCTCAACGCGCGCAAAGCCGACTGCCCCTCCGGCGCTTCCCGCTAACCCTCATAGTACGCGTGCGCCATCCCCGCTAATCAAGATGAGTGCTTTCTAAGAAATTTGCGCTGGATTTCAGCGTATAGCGGCGCAAGCGCGTGATCCATAGCCTTCTCAACACTAGCTCTACCTGTACCAACTATAGGAATCAAATAGTTGAACGAGTCCGCAATTTGCTCTGCTAGCTTATCTTTCACGGCACTTGATGTTTCACTGCTAGACCAAAGCAAATACCCCTCGATGCACTCAGCGTATTTCTCACCCGGCACCAGCACACTCTGAAATTCTAACCACACCCCATCCCCCCAAGCGACTTTACACTCTAAAGACAAAGCCTTGACACTTTCAGTCGCCGACTCAAGTCGCTCAAGTTCCCGTCGTATACCATCCGCTTGATGTGGCTTTATCCCGCACTTTCCAATTTCGGATGCGACTCTGACCTCAAGAAGCTCGGAAACCTGAGAGCCGCGGACAACTGCAGACTGATAAGCGTGCAAAGTAATAGATGCTCTTTGTGCTAAATCATGATCTGAAGCGGCCAGAATTTGTAATTTCCAAGCGCTGAATCCTGCTGCCGCCAAACACACCGCTAACACCGTAGCACCGGATCCAGCAATCTCAAACAGGTCGTGAACATCTTTCACTTTAAAGAAGTCGGTTGGTATCGGCACCCGTCCCCAGATCACGCCTGCCGCGAAGAGCGAAACGCAACCAACCCATACAACCCAGTCCTTTCTCATGGCGCCCTGCCGTAATAGGTGAGTGCGCATTATGCCAGCATCACGGAGATGCGTGACCGATGACCACAGCAATCGACCTGTTCACCGGCCTCGTCGGATGGAGCACCGGCGCGCGCCTCAGGCATCCAGGGGATCTCGCTGGCTTACAGCAGAGCGGTCAAGCCCACTGCAGACTTGGCCAAGGCAATCACACCTTGGACCGCTGTTGCCGCGTCTGCTGATCGCTGAATCCAACCCCATACTCCAGTATTCTCAATGACCTGAACCATCTCCACGTCACTCGCGTTAGGGTTCTCTCGAAGCGCATTGATAACTGCAATCAACTCTTCAACTGGGGTTTCAGGATGAAGACCTAGCAACTCTACTAGGGAGTGGGAATCACGCTGCAGTACTGCGGTATTGCAGTGCTCAATAAGACCGGCAATTTTCACATCTGCGGCTTGGCCAACTGAAACACCGACAAGACATTTGCTAATCACTGAGTTTTTTGTGAGCACGATTCTTGATCGGCCCGAATTTCCCTTTGACATATCTGTCCCTCTGATTAATGGCTGATCGCCATTAATAGCTCAGGAAGATCGCGATTTCAATCTGCTCGACAAAGCACGGTTGTACTCATCCCAAATGTAACCCCTCTCCCCTCTATTCACTGCCGCGATATGGCGGCCAAGGAATGCCTGTGTCCGAAGTAGACGAACGCGACCTTGAACTGCTCAAGCTGGCCGCCAAGGCCGCAAACCTTGAGATCGAGTCATGCACCTGCCGTGACCCAAAGTGGCCTTTCCGCTTGAAGGGTCAGTCGGGTGTGCGTGCTCACTGGAACCCGTTGATCAACGATGGCGACGCACTACGGTTAGCCGTACTGATGGGGCGGGGTGACCGCCTGGGCATCCAGATCCATATCGTCGAGCCCTTCGACGGCGATACCGACCCGTACACCGTCGTGGATGCCGAGCGCTTCGGCGAGTTCGATATCTACCATGGCGACGATCCTTTCCGTGCCACCCGCCGGGCCATCGTTGAGGCGGCGGCATCGATCGGGAGCAAATCATGACCCGCCTCGCCCTCTGCCTCCTGCTGCTGGCCACCGGCGCCAGCGCAACCGAAAAAGTCATCGACGTTCAGCACGACAGCAAGCGCGGCGTTACCTGCTACATCCTCAACGATGCCGCGATCAGCTGCATCCCCGACAGCCAGCTGCAGGCCGGCAACCAGCGCCAGCTCTCCCCGCACGAAACCCAACCCGAACCTACACCCGCTCTGGCGCCTGGGCGCTGGATTGATGAGAGGTATCAGCTGTGACGACGTTCATCATGGAATACCGGGTAATCGGCTATTCGCTTGCGCATGCTTTTTCGACCAACCCCAAAGCAGGCAAGCGGATTTTCAGCGTCAGCTCAGATGACATCGGGTCAACCGACATCCTCGCTGTATTGGATGCCGCCCGCTCACCGGAGAATACGCCGGACGGCTATCGGCTGTTTTCCGTGACGGATCGTGATGCAGCAAAGGTAGCGCGGCCATGACCGGCCTGATTGAAGTGAAGACGGCCGACCTGGCCGGCGAGGCGCTGGGGTGGGCCGTGGGCAAGGCGGAAGATCTGGACGTGTTCCTGGCACCACCCGGCTACAACGGCGTGCCCTGGCGCGTGTTCGCCCGGTACCAGGGCCAAGCCATCGAGCACACCAAGCGCTTCAACCCGTGGGAAGACTGGGCGCTGGGCGGACCGCTGATCGATAAGTACGAGGCTGACTTTCAATGGGCGCGCCCTGGAATGCTGAGGGCCGTTGTTTCGGTCGGTCAGTCTGTCGGAATGGCTCGCGCAGAAACCCACTTGCTTGCCTCTGGCCGCGCAATCGTCGCCGCCACGCTCGGCGATACCGTCCAGGTGCCCAAGGAGCTGATGCCATGATCGCCCTCGCCTACATGGCCTACCTGATCTACAGGGGGCCGCGATGAATACCAGAATCGTCTGCCAATTCAGTTGCGGCGCTGCTTCAGCGGTGGCCACCAAGCTGGCACTGGCCGAGTACGGCAGCACGCACGAAGTGCAGATTATCAATGCGTTCTTGGCCAACGAGCATGAGGACAACCGCAGGTTCGCCCAAGACTGCGAGGCCTGGTTCGGTCAGCCGATAACAGTGCTGCGGGACGAGAAGTACGGCGCCGACGCTCATGAGGTGTTTCGACGCGAGCGCTACATGAAAGGCCGTACCGGAGCGCCGTGCACCAAGATCCTCAAGCGGCGCTTGCTCGACACGTGGAAACAGCCTGGTGATGTGATGGTGTTCGGCTACACAGCCGAAGAGGCCGACCGCCTGGATGACTTCCGGGAGCGCAATCCGGACCGCCCGGTGATCGCCCCACTGATTGATCGCGGCCTGGGCAAGGACGACTGTAAGGCCATCCTGCTGCGCGCAGGTATCGAACTGCCGCTGATGTACCGGATGGGCTACGACAACGCCAACTGCATCGGCTGCGTGAAGGGCGGCGAAGGCTACTTCCGGGCGATCCGCCACGACTTCCCTGAGCAGTTCGAGGAGCTGTGCCGCATTCAGGAAGACCTGGGTGAAGGCTCCTACCTATTCCGCAACCGTACCACCAACGTTCGCTTTTCCCTTCGCGACCTCGGCGATGGCCCGGTGCGGCGCAACGAGAAGCTACCGGCCTGCTCGTTCTTCTGTGAGCTCGCAGAAGCGGACTTGATCGCGAAAGCCTAACCCCTCCCCCTACTACTCAAGCCCGCCGACATGCGCGGGCATAGAGCGCGATTGTCATGACGAAAGAAGAACTCTCGAGCCTGCCTGCAAAGGTCCGTATCGCGATCGAGGCCGGTAAAGCCGCAGCGGCTGCGTGCACCGACGACGGCGGCAGCGCCAACCTTGATCGCGTAGTGATTCCGGTACCTGGCCTTCGCGCCAGCCAGCTGCAGGGGCTGCCCGGCTACGTCCAAAAGAAAAGCCGCTACCACCAGCAAGGCGCGCACCTGGACACGCCTTGGCCAGGTCAGGGCAACCAGCACAGCGCCGGGGTGCAAGCCATGCACAAGTCGCTGAAGGACCAAGGCGTCAACTGCTACGTCTACTACCAGGTCGACTGACCACCAACCTGCCGCCACCGGCGGCGTGGAGACCATCATGCGAGACGAAGAACGCCAGCCGGTGGCTTATGTATCCGACAAGGTACCGGAAGAGAAGATGGCCGAACTGGTCGGAACGACCAAGCGGGCCTTGGAAGGCAAACGCGGCCGTGGCGTGATCCCTGAGGGGGTTTGGAAAAAGATCGACGGCCGGATTTTTTACAGCATCAGGAGATACGAAGCGTGGCTGGAAGGAAGCTGGGGCTACCCACTGGTGTCGAATTCATCGGGAAATCAATCCGGATCCGTTTTACTTGCAACGGTGAGCGTCGATCCGAAACTCTCGCGTATCCCCAAACAGCCAAGGGGATCAAAGCGGCAGCCGATCTACGCGCTCAAGTAATCAGCCTGGCCAACCACGGCGTTTTGGACGAAAAGCGGTACGCCGAGCTGTTTCCGGCATCCAGCTATACGGCGCCGGCCTACGAGCTGATGTTTGGCGAGTACGCTCAAAGCTGGCTGAACAGCCTGGAAGTGGTGCACGACACGCGGGTCAATTACAAGGGGTTGATGAACAACTACTGGATGCCACATCTGGCGACGCTGCCTATCAAGGCGGTCACGCCGATGGTGCTAAGGGAGGTGGTCGCGAAGACCGAGTGGAAGAGCTCGACAGTCAAACGCGCCGCTATTGCCAGGGTCAAGGCGATGTTCAGGGCGGCGGTGTATGACGAGGTGGTAGAAAGGAACCCGGCGGCATCGATCCAGCTGCCGCAGAAGAACAAGAAGCAGATCGACCCCTTCACCGTTGAAGAGGCGGAAGCATTGATTGAGTGGATGTATGGGAACTTTTCCCAGTGCAACCAGGTGTTCGCAGCATTCTATGAGTTCGCCTTTTACACCGGCATGCGCACGGGTGAGGTAATGGCGCTGCGCTGGGACGAGATCGATTTCGAGAAGAAGACGGCCCACGTCTGTCGGATCGTGGTCGAGAAGCAGGTGATTGAGCGGACCAAGACCAAATACACCCGGACCGTGATGCTGAACAGCCGCGCCTTGGGCGCGCTGGCCAGGGCAAAGGAGATCGCGCACTACCGATCGAAGCAGAAGCGGCGGGTTTCAACCGAATCGCCATTCATCTTCCAACCGTCGGGATCGTCGCCACACATCACCGTGCCCGAAACCGCAGGCAAGCACTTCAACCAGGCGGTCGAAGCGAAGGGATTCAAACACCGGCCGCAGTACAATTGCCGGCATACATATGCCACGATGTGCCTCATGTCAGGGATGAATCCAGCTTTTATCGCGGGGCAGCTTGGGCACTCGGTTCAGGTTCTCCTTTCCACCTATGCCAAGTGGCTGAACTCGGCTAACGATTGGGCCGAGTTGGCGAAGCTTGAAATGCAGCTGATTGGTACAAAATTGGTACAGGATTAAATTTCGTTCACGTTGCGCCCTTTAGTCATAAGGCATTCGACAGCAATTCAGCCATACTCCAGAATGCATCGGTTTTTGGGGAAAACCCTTGCACAGCCAACGACATACCAACTTTTAGTGAGCCTCAACGTGAAAACATCCCTGTCCATCCTCAGCCTGCTGCTGTTGCTCACAGGTACCGCGACCCTTCCGTCGACTGCTGCTGCACAACCCCCGGCCCAAGTCCAACGTGACCCGTCCAAGCTGCATCTGGCTTCAGGCAGCGCCCTGCTGATCGACCTGAATACCAACCAGGAGCTGTATTCGAGCCACGCCGACCGTGTGGTGCCGATCGCTTCGGTAACCAAGCTGATGACAGCGATGGTGGTACTGGATGCCAAGCTGCCCATGGATGACATGCTCACCATGACCATTGCCAACAACCCGGAAATGAAAGGCGTGTATTCGCGCGTGCGCCTGGGCAGCCAGCTCGACCGCCGCGAAACCCTGCTGATTACCCTGATGTCGTCGGAAAACCGTGCCGCCAACAGCCTGGCCAACGCCTACCCCGGAGGCTATCCGGCGTTCATCAAGGCGATGAATGCCAAGGCCCGCAGCCTGGGTATGGCACATACCCGCTACGTAGAGCCGACCGGCCTGTCGACGCAGAACGTGTCAACCGCCCGCGACCTGGCCAAATTGCTGATGGCTTCGCGCAAGTACCCGATGCTGAGCGAATTGTCGACCACCCGCGAGAAGACCGTGGCCTTCCGCAAGCCCAACTACACACTGGGCTTCCGCAACACCGACCACCTGGTAAACAAAAGCAACTGGGACATCAAACTGACCAAGACCGGCTTCACCAACGAAGCCGGGCACTGCCTGGTGCTGTTGACCCGCATGGACAACCGCCCGGTGGCCATGGTCATCCTCGACGCCTTTGGCAAGTACACCCACTTCGCCGATGCCAGCCGCATGCGTCAGTGGCTGGAGACCGGTGCCGCCAAGCCGGCACCGGCAGTGGCCATGCAGTACAAGAGCGACCGGCAGAGCAAGGGGCGCGTGGCGTCCGAATAA